TCAATAATGATTGCGTCCATTTTACCAAAACGAGTTACATCATCTGCAACATTCTGGTAACGACCACCACCACGAACACCGTTTTTAGCGCCTCCTGTAACCTCTGAAAGAATTTCATCTAGGTTACCAAATTTAGCAACATCTGCAATAATTTCAGTAGATTCAGGATCTAGTTTATACCCTAGTTTACGACGAAGCACTGCTTCTGCCATAACAGAACGTACTTCAGTTTCATTAGTAGCAGCTTTCATCTTTCCAGCAAACTCTGATAGTTCATCAGCAAGTAAAAACTTATTGATTACCCCAAGTTCACCTTCTGGAACATTTAAGAAAACTGTATCTTTTAACTTTTGTAGTGCAGAATCTTCTCCACTTATACCTCTGCTAGTACGAATACGTGTAGACCATAACTTACCTTTAACTAAATCCCAAGGATTTCGTCCTCGTGCAAGATAGAACATATCGTCTTCAATAGCATTACGTTGAGCAAAACGAGGCCCAGCAAGAGTCAAGAATGACCAACCAGAAGTAATCTGGTCTGCCCACTTTTGGTGAGATACACCGACTATCTTGGATATTAAGCCTTGGCGAGTTGTAAGTCTATCTAGTGAAGTAACTGATGGTATGACCATTGATGTTGATAATTGATATGGAAACAGTGCAACCTGTTCTCCAAAAAAATCTGCTGGGTTACCCAAACGTTCACCATTTACAACTATATCTGCAGCGTAGCGCTTTTCTAAACCTTTACCGGCAAACTCTTCCATAAAAGATTTACCAGGATCACCCTTGCGTACTCCACGTGCTGAAAAGATTGTATTCCATACGCCTTTAGTAATCTGCATACGTTGACCTTCATCACCAGCAGCAAATGCTTCAGCAATGATTCTGCTGTGGTAGCGAGAGTTAGTTAAACGTGCAGTACGATAAATTTCATCTGCTGCGTTAGGTCCCATTACATCAAATAATGTTGATGTCGGGTTAGCTACCCTTGTAAACTTACGAGCAAAGCGGTCAATGCGTCCTTGAATTTGGTTATCAGTAAAACGAACTACACCATCTGGACCCTTAAAGCGTCCCACTTTCTTTTCAAGTGCAGCAATTTCTTCTGAACGTGTAGTGATACCAGTAAGGATATCATCAAATTGTGGGGCGGTTCCGTACATAGCCTGTACTAATCTTTGCCCAACTTTATCCATATTAAGAACTTTGTTGCCTGTAGTAAGAAGTGCAATGCGTGTTTGACGACCTAAAGTTAAACGTGGGACTAGTGGTGTATTGCGAGCTGCTTGACCTCTAAGGATACCAGCAACATCTACTCCATTTTGAAAAAACGATTTAGCAGTATCTGAATTAGTAACACCCGCTCTAATGAATTCATCAATAGCAGCAGGACCAAACTCAGGTGCGATGCGACGTAAGTTGGTTGATGCTTGTTCTGCAGCAACAATGTTTTTTCCCTTGCGAGCATTTGCTAAATTATCTAGCTGACTACCGTATGAATTAAAAAAGTTAACAACCTTTGGGTTATTAAAGGCTGCATCTAATTTCTTTGGGTCACCAATTACTTTAATAAGTGCATAGTTGTAAGCGTCATAGGCTTTCTTAGCCTTGCCTAGTACAATAGTAGGATCTGCAAAAATACGGAACGCAGCATCTGCAGTTCCTGAAATACCTTTGTATAGAAATCCTGTGCCTTCTAAAGATTGAGGTAGTAGAGCATTTCCAAGGGCGCGACCAGGTGAGTACTTAGCTGCGACTACTTCATCGTAAGCGTTTTGCCATAACTTGTCTTGACCTTTAGATGCAAGACTAGCAATCTGCTTTTCTTCTTCAGTTCCATTTACAATAAAATCTGATAATGGTTGACCCATTGAAACTTTTTGTGCCATTGACACATAGTTGTTGCCGTACTTCTTTACTGCCTTGTTAATGCGATCATCGTTATAGACGAGTTCGCCATTATCACCAGACTTTTTCCAAGCCTGAGAAAGAACAGAAAAGTTTTTAGGTAGGTAGTATTCAGCACTGCCCAATGGAATTTTCTCGTTGGCAATAAGTGCTGTTCGACCAACACGGGTTACAAAGTCAGATGCTTCAATAACTGCATCAAATACTTTACCACCTGTGTAGTGCCAAGCACTACCAAACCATCCACGCTTTGGTTGTTCTGGTGCAACACCAAAAGTTTGTGTTAATGATTGCTGTTGATCTACAGGCAAAGTCTTAAATTTAGTACGTGCTTCATTTGCTGGCATATCAAGAAGACTTTTATGGGTTGTTACAATTTTAGATATAGTGTCAACTTTATCTCTATCTGCAGCATTAAGACCTGCTTGTGATGCAGCTATTTTAAGATTCTGTTCTGCCACTACAAACCTCGCGCAAGCATACCCTGATACAGAATAGCAATTTCGCCTGATTCATCATATGGCAATAACTTTGCCAATGTATCGGAATACTTTTCAGTCATTTGAGAACGCATCATCATTGCGTTAGAACCTGGGCCTTCGCCCATATCAATGCCTGCAGTGATTGGTTCATCAGGACGTTGTGATGGTGCAAATAATTCTGTTACTGGTTCTTGCATTGCAGCCTCACGGACATCGCCTGCGCGAGCAGGGTTGACATCTGGTGTTGTGGAAAGCGGAGCACCTGACTTAATAGCCTGCGTCTCAACGCCTTCACCGTATGCGGTAGATCCCATTTGTAAATTATCGGTACGTGTAGAGAACTTACCTGGACCTGCTGGTCCTGCCAGTGGATTCATCATACTCACTGTTGGTCCTCCTCTAATCTTTCTAAATCTGCTGTCATATCTTCCCACGCTCTATTAGTTTGGGTAAGATGATTTGATTGATAAATTGTTAACTCCATTAACTCACCTGTTAAAGTTTCAATAGATGATGCAATGTTGTGTATAAAGCCTACGGCTACTACAACAAAATCAAGAAAGCGCACTGGACGAGGAACGTATTTATCATCATTCATCGCCCAGTACACCCTCCGTTAAAAAGTTATTATCCCTTTTTGACTGCGTTTCCGCGTCGTCCTGCTGGCATCATTGATGGTACTACCTTGCCTGGTCCTGCTGGCTTGGAGGTATCCTTCTTGCCTTCAACTGGCTTTGACATTGGTGCTGCTGCACGTGATCCTTGGTTCATATTACACCTCCTCTTATTATGCTGCGCCGGTGATACCAGCTAGTAGTTGGGCTATATCGGGTTTTTGACCAGCAGCAGGGGCCTGACCAGCTTGTTCTTGTGGAGGTTGCTGCGAGGCAGGAGCGGGGGCCGCACCTGCTGCTGGAAGTTGTTGTTCCATACCTGGAGCCATAGGTGGCATCTGCTGGGCTGGAGGTGGTTCTGGTGTAAATGCTTTTTCGATTGTGCTCTCTAGTGATTGACCCTTTTGGCGACCTTGGATAACGGACGCAATACGGGTAATGATTTCACTAGGGTCTTGACCTTGCGCTGCCAACGCTGGAATGGCCTGTGCATACTGAGCAACAGCCACCCGCAGAGAATCGCGCATTTCTTCGATATCAACACGTTGTTCCTCCTGCGTAACATTTAAGTCCATAGGAATCTCACGACGTACATAGTCACGAGATACGAGCTTATCTGAACGCATTTGTAATAAAGCAATAATGGCACGGTTAGGATCCATACCAGACATAATTCCGTAGCGTACATCTACGCCGTACTCACCCTTGATGTCACGAGATGGTGTGTACTTGAGAACGTAAGGTGTTCCATCATCTGTTCCCTTGATGGTCTTTGGAATACCACCAAATACTTTCTCATCTGCTTCAAAGCAAACAGAGATAAGTTCTTGGAACATACGAGCAAACTGTGCTTATGCTGCCTTGATTTGTGTATCAAAGCCAGCTTGTAGGGCCTGTACACCGCGACCAGTAACTACTGATGCGTCAATGTTACCTGAACGAGATTCTGGGTAGCGAGATCCAAGGCGTAGTTCACGCTCTAATACACCAGATTCTGCAAAGATACCTGGTGGTAAATCTAGCGATACACGACGAATGCCTTGTGGATTAGCAGAGCGCATAATAGAATCTGGACCAAGTGCCAGTTCTTGCACATCTTGTGGGATAGCAATAGGTGCTTGGATAGATTTCTCTGCAGCTTGAATCTGTAGGATTGCAAAGCGAGCACGGGCAAGTTGAACTGATAGAACATCATCAAACTGTCCACGTGCTTCACCATCTAGGGATGAACGCATAATGACAGATGCCATTGGTCGTCCTAAGATATTTGGTGTACGTGATAGTACTAAGTTCTTTCGCTCTGGTAAGTAGAGCAAGTCTTGGTCTTTATCGTGGTACTTGACCATTGAGATATAAGGAGAAGAAAGGCCGTACTGGTTTCGGCCTAGAATCAAATCGTAATACTCTGGGTATTGCGCTGCTAATGTCTCAGCATCGGTAACGATGACCTGCATAACAGATAGCACACGACCATAACGATCTAACTCTGGGTAAGTACCAAATGGGTTGAGCATACGGATACGAGGATTGTTGTCCTCAAAGTCCATCTCAACCATACCGATACCAAGACCGTAGGTGTTATACCAGTCTGCGGCTGTGTACATCTGCAGTTGTAGGTCAGAGTTTGTTACATAAAAGTTTGCAATACGAGTTCTAGTATCTGCAGCCTTGCGTGCTGCATCTGAAACCATATTGGTTGCTGAGCAGTTAAAGGATGGCAGTGGTGCCATTGCCTCTGCTAAGTCACGTGCAGCTACGTCAATGAAGTTTGCAACCAGAGGCTTTGGGTATTCCTCTGAAAACATTGCTGGGTATACCTTAGAGATATCTCCCTGACGCACCGAGAGCACATCACGCATACGTTGATCTCGCGCTGATGAGCGCGTACGTAAGCGTGCTAGCTTAGCGTCTACTTCTTTGACTGATAACAATTGTTTTCCTTAACCGTCGTAGCGTTCTGGGTTCTTTAGGTAACGAGCCTTTTGCGCCGGTGTCATTTTGGATGGAGAAATCTTGCCTGGCATTACTAGCACCTTCTTTTTAACAGGTGTCTTTTTAGGCGTTGGTGTTGGCTTCTTCATTTGTGCCATTGTATCTCCTACTTGTTTACTGAGCCGCGAAGACCGCCGCCAG